AGGGGTGATCTCCACCCAAGTTTCATGCTAAACGACTTGGGACGTCCAGAGTACTCCAAGTGATTACTCGTGACCTCAGGAATTACCCTAAGGGAAGAACGAAGAGGAGCCGCGAGGCTCGAATCTTCGTCTCCATTGTCGGGTAGACGCCAGGGAATTGAATCCCTTAAGAAAGCGTCTGTGTCCAACTTAAGTAAACACTTGAGAAGGGCAGCAGCCCCCTCCAAGGAATCCTTGGGGGGTTTGGCCTTCACTACATAACCTCTGACTAAGGGGCTATGAAGGCTTGGGTGCACCTTCTGGGTTTCAAAACCCAAAAAGCTCACCCTGCCCAGCACAGAGGAGCTAGGCAAGACGACAGGGAAGTTGTTTCGCAACAACTTCCTGCAAATGTCGTCAAGCCATTCGCAAGTCTTCCAGTAACCACTCATATAGAGTTGATTACGAAGAGAGACAAGCGATTGGACCTCTGAAGTATCCTGCCGTCGTGTAGGAAACGCTTGCCGGACACGCGTTATAGAAACGTCGTGCCCATTAAAGTACTCCCTACCACAAGACTCTCTGAACTTACCAGTCCAGAAGCTCTTGTCAGCCCCTACTCGAGCACCGAAATGTTCGAGCACGCTGACAACGGAATGCACGTGATCTTTGGGGACAATGAGATCATCCCCAAAGACGCGCACCTCTCCCGCAAGGTCAAATAAGTCCTTACGGGCTAGTGGCATACTAAGCGATCTCTGGATACCGAGGAAGATCAATGTCGTGAAGACCATTGCTTCAAACGGAAAACAGAGCGCTGAACCCATAGACGCAAACTTCGCAAGGCGAATTACTTCGCCATTGGGAAGTTCAGCCCTGCGAGATCTTGTTGCATCAACAGCCTCTGACAAATGAGGCCAACGAGACAACATTGCTCGTATGAGCTGGTTGGAGACTCTATCGGAAGCGTCACTCAAATCGAGTGTCGCAGTTCGGTTATCAATCGAACCGCGACGAGCCAAATCCTGGTTAGGGAGTTGGTCGTCAAAACCGATACACCTCGACAACAAGTCATCGTTGTTGAGATGCAAGAGCAAGCGACGAAGCACAGCCTGTTGCATATATTGCATACAGGTAGGCTCCATAGCAATTACTCTAGGAGTCTTCAGCGTCTTAGGGACGAGGGTGACCTTTACAGGCACCTCCGCCTCAGGTTCGAGGAAGTCAACTCCGCCCAACTGGTCGTAAAAACGCCAATTGGGGAGGAGATTCTCTCCGGCCGCGAGGCCGGATTTCTCGAGACGTTTGGTCCAGACCGTTTGATTGAACTTCTGGTTTCCCAGAAGTTTGTCAGCGGTGGATCCTGGACCATGTTTAGGCACGTAGTTCCCAGAGTAGATATCTCTATCTACCTTGGTAAACATACTGCCGAACAACACGTTCGACATACTGACGAACTCAAGAAGATCGCTCTCCTTGAGTTCTTTATCGAACGAACGGACTTCCTGCTCACACTTGACATAGTTCACAACGGCTTCTAACTCACGTGCTGGAGAGCACCTGAGTTCCATCTTACCGAACATCAACGTAAGTTGGCGTAGGGCGATGATAGAATCCGTACATGGCTCGTCAAGTAGCAAGCCACTATCAC